TAATGGTGGTAACACTACTTTAGTTTACAAAGATGGTACGCACACCGCGATAGGCGGTGGTGGTGGCGGCGTTGGGTCAGCTAATTACGAATCGGGTTCTGGAAATGGACAAACTGGGGGTTCTGGCGGCGGCGGTGGTACGCACTTTCAAAACTTACCATACAATTCTGAAGGGGGTCGAGGTGGCGGTTCTGGAACTGTAGGTCAAGGTAACGATGGTGGCGATGGCGGTCGAGGTGGCGGCGCGCAAGGTGGCGCTGGCGGTTCTTTTCTTAATGCTGGTAACGATAGAGGTGGTACAACTGCTGGTAAACCATTTTATCTCCATACTGGTTTAGAAATTACTAGAGTTGGCGCAATATCCAATAGTGATAGTCATGGTCTTACTAATTCAGCACAAGGCGGCGGAACATCATCTAATGGTGGCGGTGGTTTTATTTATCTTATTATAAACGCATCTCTTACACCGACAATAGGCGCTGGATTAACTTATTCACAAGAAACTTATGGAGATAAGATACACATATTTTTAAAAAGTGGTTCTGGAAATATTAGTTTTAGTTAGGGGAAATAATGGCACATTATGTAATCATAGATGACAACAATATAATTGTAGATGCTTTTAAAGGTGTCGATGAAGATGATGCCTCTACTTTACCCAGCGAATTTTCATCGTGGGAAGAGTTTTATTCTGACCTAAAAAATGCTACAGTTTTAAGAACTTCCATAAATACTCGTTATAATGAACATGCTGAAGGTAAAACACCATTTCGTGGCAATTATGGTGGTATTGGTATGGTTTATGATGCAGCAAACGATATGTTCATAAATCCACAACCATACGATTCATGGGTTTTAGATACTGAAACCGCAAGATGGGAAGCACCAGTACAAATGCCAGTAGTAGAAGGAGAGTCATATTATTGGAACGAGAGCGGTCAAAGTTGGGAATTAATAACGTAAAAGTAATTTTTTCTAGTCCACATAATTTAGAGTTATCAGAAAAAACAATTATTAAACCAGCTAAATACTTCATACCAGAAGAATTTAAAAAAATGCCATATTCTTTAGATGATAAAGATTTAATGCAAACAAAAAAAACTGCAAAATCATGTCCAAGTTTTGTCGAGATACTTAGAGAAGGTTATGTTATACCATCGCCTTGTGATATTTATTTATATTACAATAAAGAAATAGATGTTTGGAAATGGCAAACACCAACTGGTTACGGCTGGGTAGATGTAAGCATTCATCAACCAAGTCAATTTCAAGATTATTATGAATCATCAAATGTTAAATATGTATTTAAGATAAATAGTTTATGGAATGTTTATACACCTAAAGGATATAGTGTAAGGCAAATACCAATGCTTTATCATAACAATAAAGATTTTCAAGCTGCTTATGGGGTAATTAAAAGTGATGTATTTCATCAAATTAACACACAAATACTATTTACTTCTGATAAAGATGAAATAATTATCGAAAAAGGAACACCTTTATGTTACATAGTGCCATACAAAAGAGAAAATTATAATTACAAAGTAGTACCATACAATAAGATGAAAGAAAAAGATTACAAAGCTACATTAAATGTAATGGGTAAATTTAGTAATTCTTATCAAAAAAATGCGAATTAAATTTATTGCGCGTAACAAAAAAATATTTACTTTACAACAAAAACCTATACCAGCGAAAAGTTACATGCCAGAGTGGTTTAAAAAAATGGCGTTGTATTATCCAGAGAAAAAATTAAAAATATCAAGCGCTACAAATAATATGACAATTAAAAAGTGTCCACCTTATGTAGATGTTTTACAAGCTGGTTATTATGTGCAGCTACACACCGATGTTTTTATGACACAACAAGATGAAAATTATCATATTGACTGGAAAGTTAAAGATAATCCATTTGAACTTCATGGAGATAACTCTACATTAATTGAAGCACCAAATGGTTATCACAGTCATGTAATTAAATATTTATGGGGAGTAATACCTAAATTACCAAAAGGTTACTCATTATTAGTAATTCATCCGCAAGCACATCAGAACTTACCATTTAAAACAGTTCCAGCAATAGTTGATTGCGATACATTAACATTTAATTTTACTTTACCAGTATGGGTTAGTAAAAGTTATGAAGGTATAGTCAAAAAAGGTACACCTATTGCACAGATAATACCATTTAAAAGAGATTCATGGATTAGTAGCTATAAAGCTTACAAAGATGATGAATACGATTTACTACAACAAAAAGACTATGCTTCAACACTTATAGATAGATATAGAAATAAATATTGGCATAAAAAATCGTACAGTTAATTTCTATGATATAATCTCCAACATGGATTATGTAATTGGATTTTTATTAGGTTATTTTTTTAAAGAAGTTTATAAACTTATTAAAAAAATAAGCGACTATGACTGGGAAAACAGAAATTTTTACAGTAAAGCTTATTACTGGTCTGATTACGATTATATAGATTTAGAGAATTTAAAAGAAGATGATTTACCATGATATGCGGATTTTGTACAGGTTCTTGTAGCACATGTTCATTAGGTGGCGGTAAAAACTAATGTGCATGGTTAATGTAAAAGAAGATGGTTCTTTTGTACAGATATGTAACTGCGAACATGGTAGTGAGTACTGCAAAAACAATGAGTAATTCAGAAAACAATTATACCCAAAAGGAAATGACCGCAAAGATTATGATGGATATTGAAAAGATTTTTAACAAATTAGATGAACTTCAAAAAGATATAAATACAAGACCTACTAGAGCGGAGATATATGGATGGATAATCGCTGGAATATCCATCGCAACACTTGTAAACGTTTTAATGTAGGAGAACAAATGAAAATAGATATGAAAACTATCAAAACACTATTAATTAGTTTTGTTATTGGCGCTTTTGGATGGGTATTTAACTCAATAGAAGAGATAAAATCACATCAAAACGCATGCGATTCTATGGTAATAGAACTTAATAGTGAACTTGATATGCTTGAAAGCAACTTTAATCAATTACTCTTTAAGTTACAAGGATAATGGCAGAATACTTTTACACAAAAGACTGCGATAATTGTTTACAACCATTTTATGATGATATAGATTCTGATATATGTCATAAATGTTTGGACTTTACTTAACTTATATTAAGGTTATATCATGGCAACACCAGACCACGTAAAAGCACAAATGAAAAAGAATAATCTTAAAGGCGTTAATAAACCTAAACGTACACCTAATCACAAAACTAAATCACATGTTGTTATGGCTAAAGAAGGTAGCAAGTATAAGTTAATTAGATTTGGTCAACAAGGAGTAAAAGGCGCTGGTAAAAGTCCATCTACTAAATCAGAAAAAGCACGTAAAAGTTCTTTTAAAGCAAGACATGCTAAGAATATAGCAAAAGGTAAAATGTCAGCTGCTTATTGGGCTAACAAAGTAAAGTGGTAATACCACACTATTTAGTATAAAAGCTAGAAACTAACACTACATCTGGTATCATAATGATTAATGTATGACATCATAAGTAGAGAGCGTGCAGGTCTTTTAGACCCAAAAAAAAGTACACCTATTAATGAATCATATATTAAAGGACTAACAGTCCACTATACAGGCGCTGCGGTAAGTCCATCTATGCAAGACATAGATGATGTATTTAATTACCTTCAAGCAATTCAAAAAGACCACATGGATAGAAACAAATGGGATGACATAGGTTATTCTTTTGCTATATCTAATGTATCTGATGAAATTATCGAACTAAGGGGTTTTGGTAAATATTCAGCACATAGCGGTAGAACACAAATAAATAAAACATTTGTTAGTGTTGTATGGTTAGGCGGAGTATCTGATTACCCAAACGCTAATGCTAAAAAAGCTTTAGAACGTTTAGTCGATATTATGGAAGAACGTTATAACAGAAAAATAATGGTAACTGGACATAAAGACCACAAACCGACACAATGTTGCGGAACTCCAATGTATGAGTGGATTCATAGTGATAAACCTAAGTGGAAGCAACCGAAGAAAAAGGCGGTAAAAAAATGGTCGAAAGTCAAAAAGAAATACAAGATTCTTTAGATGATTTTGTAAAAGCAAAAGAAGCAACAGTCATTTGGAAAACTCCAGAAGGCGCTAAACAATTACAAGAAGTAATAGATTACAAGAAAAACAATCCTAACGTTGCAATTAAAACGTTATGTGAGTATCTAAAAAATAAATGCGGATGGACATATTCACAGAGATACATTTTCGACTTAATAGTTGAAAGACTGGAGAGTAAAAATGTCGCTTGATGATTATGTAGTTGAAGCAGAACAAAACCTTAAAGTAGAAGAACTTAAAAAAACTATATCAAGACTACATCAGCAACTTGATAAAGAAAGAGATAAGACTGCTACTTTAGAACTTGCGGTAACTAACGCAGTTAAAGATGCAATAGCAGATATTAATATACCAAAAGTAAAAGCACCTAAAAAAGATACTCGTAAAAAAGGAGAAGAAGTTGCAGTTGCAGTTTTATCTGACTGGCAATTAGGCAAGATTACTAAAAGCTACAATACAGAAATTGCAGCTGGTCGTGTTGCAGAGTTTGCAGAAAAAGTTGTAGAACTTACAAACATACAAAGAGCTTCTCATCCAGTAAAGAAAATACATATATGGGCTTTAGGCGACATAATAGAAGGTACAGACATATTTGCTGGTCAACAATGGCTAGTTGATTCTGGACTTTATAGACAGATATTTAAAAATGGCGCAACTATGATGGCAGACTTTTTAAGAGTTATGTTAGCTAATTTTGAAGAAGTACATTTTGTTGGAGTTATAGGTAATCATGGTAGATTAGGTAGATTTGGACAACATCATCACGAAGATAATGGCGACAGATTTCTTTATGAAACAGTAAGACTTATTCTTGCAGATGAAAAACGTATTACATGGGATATACCAGAAGGTAGCGATGGAGATAGAGCATGGTTCGCAGTAGATAGAATTGGCAACTATAGTTCTCTACTTATACATGGCGACCAGATTAGAGGTTCATTAGGTATACCATTTTATGGAGTTCGTAAAAAGGTATTAGGATGGAAAGCAGCGGCGATGGATGGTCAGATGCCAGACTTTAAAGATGTAGCTTTTGGTCATTGGCATCAGATATACCAACAAGAATATAATGGGATAACAGTACGTTGTAGCGGCAGTACAGAAAGTTCAAACCATTATGCGTTAGAAAATCTAGCGGCACAAGGAAAACCGACCCAGCGATTAATGTTTGTGCATCCAGAAAAAGGATGGACAACAGTAGAATATCCAGCGGTCAGATTAGGACTAAAGGAGAAAAAGTAATGTCATATTGGAAAAATGCAGCTATTAGAGCAGCTAGAACTTTTGTACAAGGGTTCTTAGGTGGACTTGCTGGTAACTTGATGTTAGGTAGTGAATCAGAGATTCTTTACGCAGCAGTTATTGGTGGTTTATCCGCTGCAATATCGTTTTTACAGAACGCTATTGAAGATGCACCTAATAGTTGGGGTAATAATATACCCAAAGGATAGATGTCATTGTATGCACGCAGGCGTGGTATAAAAGGTCGAAAACCTAAAAAGAATTACGATGAGCGGTATTGCGCTAGCGATGGATGCACGACAAAACTATCAATTTACAATAAAAAAAAATTTTGTTATACTCATACTAAACCAGTAAAGCGCTGGTCGAAATAATAAAAGAAAGTAAAAACTTTCTATCTTTATTTTGGTACTGAACGAGTGTTACGAAAGTAATAGATTGTGAAGGACATGCGTACGTGAAATCGTATTGTAGAGGTACAATACAAAAAAGAAAGACCACCTTAAAGGTGGTCTTATCTTTTGTTGAGCTATTGCTAGTCCAACGTGTTATGCACCTAAGGATGGTATGTGTCGATAGATGTCATAACGTGAATATGATTATTTAGTATAACTCATTTCTTTTCGCATAAGAACTTTATTTAGTTCAATTACATCAGCAGCTGCTAACTTATTTAAAGATGCTTTTGCAGTTTTTAAATCCTTAACTGGATTTAAATATGATTCTGATAACGCATCATTTAATAATCGTAACAAGTCAGTTCCACTAACGTGCTTCTGAATCTTCTGCAAGGTTTTGACTGCATTATTATCTGCACCTTCCTTGTTGGTACTTAACATGTCATTAGTACTTATATCGACAGGGTTAGTTAAGTCAGCTTCTTCAGAAGCATTGTTAGTTTTTGCTGCATTGCTTGCGTTATTAGCTGCTTTTGCTAATTCTTCTTCTGCTACATCTTCCATCTCTTCAAAAGTTACTTCAGAACCTAGAAGAACTCTTAAACAACGACCACGAGATTTTTGTTCGCATTTCTCGAACCAACTATTATGGTCATCTTTATGTTGGCGTGCATGTCCAGTACATTTAATTACAGTTGAATCTGCGTTCTCATAAAACACAGTTTTAAATACAACATGGTCATTTGATATATCTATAACTTCAGATACTAAACGACCTTCTGGATATTTTTCGTTCATTTGTTTTATAAGGTCATCAACCTTAACGTAGTTATCTAAGAAACTACTCTTCTTCTGATAATTGTTGTAACTCATCTTTACCATCCTTATTTATTTTTTCTTCTAATAGCAATACTAATGTTTGTGCCATTGACAATAGCAATATTGAATTAGTATCAACATTTTTTGTTTTTGCAAACACTTGTGCAACTGCATCAAGATTCTTTTTTATTTCTTTTAAGTTCATGTTTAAAATTATAGACAATGTAGCATTATATGCAACACTTGTTATAATAAATTTAATTCAAAGAAAGGCGGTGGTAAATTATGGATTTTCTTACTTGCAAAGATATTGCAAATATGTTCGATGTGAAATTAAGAACAGTTTATGTTTGGATTCAACGAACTAAAAATGGAAATGGGTTCTTACCAAAACCAGATTATGTTTTAGGTAACAAACCATTATGGAAAAAAGAAACTATAATCAACACAGAAAAATATAAAAGTATAAAAAACTAAGGATGGTAAATTATGATGTTATTTCATGGACAAGTAGTGCCGACATCTTCAGCTTACAAAAAAGTTAGTCAACAAGACCAAGTTGAGTGGGCTTTAGAAAACTTTAAAGAAGTTACTGGAGATGAGTTTACTTATGATTTAAGAATCAAAAGATATGGCGCTATCATATTTAATTTAAGAGATGCTGGATGGGATATAGAAACTATAGAACCTAAGAATCATCCAAATAAAAAATGGTCTTTTAGATTAATCAGTAAACCAGTAGAAGAAGGCGAACAAAGAGCGTTGGCAATATGAGAGAGAGAATAGAAGCTTCAGAGTATTTTGCAATACTTCCAGAATCTATTTTGTTTGCACCAATTAGTTCTAACGCTATAAGACTTTATTGCATACTTAGAAGAAGAGCAGATGAGAAAACTAACGCATGTTATCCATCACAAAACTATTTAGCTAAGAATATGTATTGCAGCGTAAGAACAGTACAACGTGCATTAGAAGAGCTGGTAAATATTGGCGCAGTAACAGTAGAGCATAGATACCTAGAAGATACAGATGCTTATACATCAAATATGTATTACCTACACGCCACTATTGCGCAAGGTAGCGCATATATGCGTAAGGGTATGGCGGATATGTCGCAAGGGTATGGCGCTGATGTCGTACAAAACATAGCCAATAAACAAAGCAAAGAAACAAATACGAAAAAGAAATCTCGTAAAAGAGATTTGCTTTTTGAAGAAATGTGTAATGGATTAGGTATTGACTGGAAGAACGCACCTAAAGGAGAAACTGGAAGAGTTAATGCAGCTTTAAAAGATTTAAGACCACTTAACATAACTCCAGAAGAACTTAAAGATGTAATAGAACACTATAAGAAAAACTGGAAGGTAGCAATATCTGCAACTGCAATATCTAATAACTGGACAAAGCTTAAAAATGAAATGAAGGAAGCTGCACCAGTTAAACAACATGATTGTGAAACTGATGGTCATGTTTGGATAGACACAAACTATAGTGGCAAATACAAATTGTATATATGCCAATTTTGTAGAAAGGAAAAAAAAGATGACACTAAAAACATTTGATGTTTATTTAGCTGGCAGAATATCTGCTAAAGCGAACAACAAAGAAGAAGCAGTAAAGATGGTAGAAAAAAAATTAGACTTGATACATCCTATGTTTAACATTCAGATAGTTGTAGCTAAAGAAGATTATTTAGATGCTGGACAAGACTATAAACCAGAAGGCACAGATTGACCGAGTCCACATATCCTTATGGTGGAGTGCCGCCAAAAGATAGAGCAACACGTAGAAAACTTTTAAGAGAAGCAGTTGTTTTAGAATCTAAAGGGATATGTGAGTGGGCAGAGTGTACAAGTCGTGGTACTGACATGGCACACATTAAAGCAGCTGGTATGGGTGGCGCAATATCTAATGACACCTTAGACAACGTTGCGTTCCTATGTCATTTTCATCACGATGTATTAGATTTTAGAATGTCAATGAAGCAGAGAAGTTTTGCATTGCAGCAATTAGTAAGAGCATACGTTTTAGGTAATAGAAAAAAAATCTAAAAACTTTACACATTGTATTACAAAGTGCTACAATAATATTGTATGAATAAAGAAAAATCAGCTTTCAGAAAACATGAGGTTTTAGAAAACTACGAACTTACAAAGTTTGAGTACAACGACCTTATGACTCATAAGCACATGTNCGANACAGAGTATCAAGGTACTAATTGTTTNTTCTGCGGTAGTTTTGTTATGTACCCAGTAGTGTTTGATTATCCTAACGAAAAACGTAAGTTNAATGCAGGTACAGATTGTGCAGAAATGGTACANCAAGGTTCTAACTACGAAGCATTAANATTACAAGCAGCTAAAGCAAGAGAACGTGCAAGAATACAACAAGCTTATTTAGATTCTATAGAAGAATTTAAAACAGATTATCCGCAGTTATCACAAGCAGCAGAATACTTCAGTCAAGAAAACTTATTGATTAGCGATGTATATGACAAAGCTAAGTTTGGTTTAACAGAAAAGCAAATAGCATTCTTAGAAAAATTATGTTTAGAGGACTGGCAAAAAGAAGTTGATGCGTTTGCAAAACTTATTAACAAAGCAAATGTACCAGCTTTAGAAGTTGGCGAGATAACTACAGAAGTTACAATAAGTAAATACTATTACAAAGAACAAGCATTTTATGGTCAAGAAAAAGCAATTATAGAAACCAAAGAAGGTCAGACATTGTTTACTGGTAAGACCAAAGCATTAGTGCAATGGTTAAATACAGAAGCGTACTATCCAGAAGATTTTACAGAGTTCTGGGCGCAAGATAAAAAGCAAAGAAAAAGTGATTTAACATGGAACAAAGAATATTATAAAGAAGGTACTAAAGGTATTGCAACACTAGAAGTTACTTATGTTGTTGAAGAAGATAATACAAAAGGTACTGCAAAAATCAAAAACTTTTACCCTATAGAGGAAGTATGATAACTAATTTACAAGGCATATACGCAGAAGATTTAGATGGTTACCCGCCAATACCTCAATCAGATAACTATTTATCTCCAGAGTTAAAGTACATCGGGTTAGCAGCTTTAAATGAAGCTAGGTCAGAAATCGAAAACATGAACATAGGTACAGAAGGTACAGAAGGTTTAGAGATATTTGACCTTGATCTACGAACAAGAATTAAAAAAAGATGCAATAGCTAGTTATGCTTTAGCAGGTCAGTATCAATATATAGCTACGCACCAATATAAAGATAACTGCGAATGTAGAGATTGTGTAACTGACAGATTAATAGATTATGGTTTACCAGTTAAAGAAGCATTTGAACTTAGTTACTTACAGAAAACTTATAACAAAAAAGCTGCTTAATCGCAGATTGTGATACAATAGAGGTACTATGACAACACAAAACGTGTATGTAGTTAGAGCAGTAGAGCTTACTGGTCGTGTTTGGAACTATGAATTTAGTTCTGAATCAGAAGCTTTATGTAAAGTCAGAGAGTTAAAAGATTCTGGCGGCTTCATTATCCAACAAACTACTTATCAAAAAGAACTCGTATAATTAAATAATTTTCTTCTAATTGTGTTGCACAATGTGATACAGTCGATATAATTATATTGTAATGATAAATAAGGATGGTAAAAAAATGGCGAAGTTGTTTGTTGTTAAACCAGTTTTAGGTAACAAGAAAAAAGCGTTTCTTGAAGCTAATGGTTTTACTAAGCAAGCTGGTCAATGGGTCAAGCAAGGTTCTGAACAAGAGCTTAAAGAATTTTGGGATGAAGTGGATGTTTACAAAACACCGCAAGCAAGATTCAAACAAGTTAAGTACGAAGTTGGCGGTATGTACAAGACCAAGACACAAGGTAAGTATGTCCACAATGACATGGATTTAGATTTCTACTTAATGGTAGATAAACAAGAAGAAGTTGCATTAGCAGCGTAAGGAAGGATGGTATGAATCAAGTAATAGCAAAACTCAAAAAACAAATCAAAGAACTCTTAGAAGCTGGCGATTATGTTGGCGCTAAGAATCAATTAGATAAGTTAGTTGGATTAGTGGAAGGAGTGTTGTAATGGTAACGCCAGTAACAGTTAATGATTTAGAACAACAAATTGTAAACCTCAATAACAAAATGGTTTACGATAATCAATTTCATGTTGACTGCAAATATGCACTTGATATTGCTTATGGCGGATATAGATTAGTTAAAAGATACAAAAGTACCGCAGAAACTGATGTATCTCCAAGATTAACAAAAAGAGAATTATCCGAGTGGATAAAAGCATACGATAAAGGTATTAATGCAGTATTGCATAATATCA